GTTAATAACCATAACCATGTATTATCAGTTACTATCTTATTTAAGGCTTTCCATCTTTTAGTCTGGGTATTTTTATAAGCGTTTGCCTCATCTACTATTATCAAATCAAATTTTTGTTCAGCGATTTCTTGTTGAACTATTTCTATACCATCATAGTTAATAATAGTAAAATCGGAATCTTCGGTTAGTATTCTTCTACGTTTATTCACATCTCCGTATGCTATGTTACAAGTTCTGTGCATAGCAAACTTAAATAAGTCCTCTTGCCACGCAGACTGCATAATAGATAAAGGACATATGACAAGAACTTTATCTATAAATCCTAAATTCATTAAATAATCCGCCGACCAGATACAAGAAGCTGTTTTGCCGGTGCCTTGTTCGTTAAAACAAAAGGCTCTTTTATTAATAGATAAAAACGAAGAAGTCTCTATCTGATGAGCCATGGGCTTGTAATACCCTGTCCATTTATAATCTCGTTTGATTGGAGATGGAGTTGACCTTATCTTTAAATTACTTAAAGCAATAGACTCATTAATTCCCCATTTGACTAAAACTTCTGATACTTCCCCTTTTTTTATTAGCTTACTTTTTTGTATCGCATTTAAAACTATCTCTGGTTTTTTTAATTTGAGTAGTAGTGCTTTGTCTTGTAATATCTTCATTTTTTCCCTTTAGATTCACGCTTACTCCTTTCTGACACTAATTGTCTTTTAGAGTTCCTTCTAAACGATCTATTTTTTGATTTAGTCTGAATACTTACCCCATCTTTATTAGAACCACCTTTGGATAACGCTCTTCTATGCGATACATCTTTGCCTTCCCGCACATCTGCCTTACCATTGTTATTCTTATCAGGCTTTTCTTTATCTAACTTTCTTCTAGCCCTTTGACGTTCAGCACGTCTTTTGTTTTCCTTACGTTGCTTTTGCTGTTGGTATTCTTTTTTATATGGTCTTTTTTTCTTTACATAAGGCATTATTGAAATCTCCCATTATGCGCACAAGTAGTGACAGGGCAAAATTGTTCGCAAGTAAAATTAGGTTTAGCGTTCCACACATTCTCCGCATAGGTTTTTTCTAACCAAGAATAATTAGCTGTCCACTCTCCCATTAGCCCAGCCATATCAGATCGAGTATAACTCCTAGTAACCAAATCGTTACACACAAGAAACAAAAGAGCTGCTCTTATCTTTTCAACCTCTGGAAAATGAATGAACGTACAAAGAGCCAATAAGTCTAATTGTTTAGTATCTGCATACCTAGAGGATTTTCCGGTTTTGTAGTCTATGATCCTAGCTTTATCCCCAGTTTTTATTATCAAATCAGCTATACTGCGCAACCAGACATTCTTAGCCATCCATGTAGTAGCTGTAGCATCTTGAGTAATAGCCATACGAAGTTCGCATAACTTGTCACCTTTTTTGTTTTTAAGATGCTCTATAGTTTCTCTCATATATGCAAACTTCTCAGGTATATCCACATCATCACGCACAAATTTCTCTGCCGCTTTATGCACTATGGTTCCGTAGGACATAGCTTGGCTCTGTGGTTCTACATAATCCTTAGCAACTTTTAAATGGTAGTATTTTTTAGGGCATTGCTTAAATAAAGAAATACTACTATATGACCAAGGTATGTTATTTTGTTCTGTTTTCACTTTCATCAATCATAATAAATGTGTTTCGCAACAATCTAGCTTCAACTATAAGTTCTTCTGCTAAAGACTTTGCGCTGTCATATTCATAAAAACTAGTGTGTGTACCAATTTTATCAGTTATTTCCTTTATACGCAGTAGATGTGTTACGTTCATTAGCTTGGGATTAACCTCAACATTCAGCATAGGACTTTCCTGTTCCTGTTTCGCAATCGATTGGGAGTCCTTCTGCCCATTTTGGGATGTATCGCATACATTTTTCGACATATTCTTTTGCCTCCTCTAGTTCCTTATCTCTGACTAAACATAACACTGCGTCATGTACCGTTAAAACAACTCTATATTTTTCACTTACTTTCAACATCTGTTCTCCAACTATGCAACGGGCTAAAGACTGCACAATGTTCTCAACTACTTTACCTCCATAAATGTATATTTCTTTTTCACGCTTTGTTCTGTCGTAGGTATATACATTCCTAAAACCAAATCCGGACTTAGCCTCTTGTTTAAATGTTAAATTGTGATAAATAAGTTTTAGTTTGTTAGGTAAGATAAACCCATTCTTACAAAGCTCTATTACTCCCGGGCGTCCCAAAGATGTCTTACTTCCTGTTAACATATTATCAAGAGAGTTATTAGCATCCCACCACAACCCTTTAATCCTAGGATAAGTAGTTCTATAAATATTTATAATTCTCTCAGCCTCAGATTGCTCAATCTCTATGTTCTGAAGTTTTAACATCATCTGAAACTTCATATGCCCCATACCGTAACCACAACCCAGTATCACAGTTTTACCAAAGAATCTTTCTTCTTTAGTAATATCCTCTACGTTTTTGTTATAAATCTTAGCCGCCATAATTTTGTAAACATCTTTACCTTCAGCAAAAGCCTCTACCAAATCTGTTTGCATAGCAAACCAAGCTAACGTCCTTGCTTCTATTTGAGAAGAATCACAGTTAATAAGCGAGTATCCCTCAGGGGCAGTAATTGATTTTTTAATGGCTGACTTATTATTCCTAGAAGGTAAGTTTTGTAGATTTATTTTATCTGTACCACCCCACCTACCAGTATGTGCCGCATAATATCTTAAAGGAACAGGTAGATTACCTCGCTTACCAATACCTATAAATCTCTCAGTACGTGTTTCTTCGATTGTAGTCTTTACGCCTAACCTAGCAGATACTAAACTTTGGACTCTAGTATCTTCGTGTTCTAACAAATCCAAAAAGGCTTGGTCGCTTTTAGCAAATGCCCATGCTTCCTTACCTGTTCTAAGTGATATTTTTTTAGGTGGTTTAACACCTAATGCCATCAATGCCGTTGCAAACTTATCGTTAGACATGATAAGTTCTTTATCTGCACTAGCTTTGTTTAAAAGCTCCTGCTTTTCTAGTTTTATTTCTTTGAGGTATCCTTCTAATCCCGGGACATCTAAAGTTAACACAGGTTGTGAAAACATCCTTATAGTGCAATCTATAAGTCTTAACTCGCTTGCACATACCAGAGGCTCTAACTTTTTATATAATTTATACGTAAGCCGCACGTCATTACAACAATACTGCCCATATTTATCTAGTTCATGTTTTGGAAATGTAACCCTACGTTTGCCCTTAGCATCTAAAACTTCAGTGCCTTTACGTCCTAACTTATAATGTTGTGCTAATTCTTTAAGGCTCCCCCCCACATCTACATCTTTTTGAACAGCCCTAGCCATAGATAAAGTATCAATCCACATAAGTGGAGATATACCAAACTTCCAATTTAAAATAGCCGCATCAAACATAGCGTTGTGGGCTATTGCGATACTACTTTCCCAACCATATTGTTGAAGTTCAGAATTAATCTCTTCAAATGTGCCAGTGTGCCACTCGGGTTCTTCTTCATTAATCTGTACAGAAACCCCTATAACCTCAAAATCGGGGTGTCTTATATAATCTTCGGTTGTTAATTTCTTTAATTGGTATTTTGAATCGTAGTATGTTTCAAAATCAATTGTTAGAATGTTCAATCTGTTCCTCCAACACTTTTCGTAACTTTTCTAAACAATGAATAGCTTTATTAATCTCTAAAATAGAATCATCTTTTAGACCCATTCGTAAAATATATTTAATTGCACTACCTCTATAAGCACCCACTTTTTGCTCTAAAGGAAAAGAATCAATTACATCCCATGGTGAGACATTTAATTTTTTGTAATGTTCCCCACCGTGTTGAATTTCATCAGGGTCTTTTTTATCCATTTAGTTTAATCTTTTTAATTTTTTTATCTTCCATCTCTGCCACACAGCTTGAGCATATCCAACCATTTTTAGTATGTAACCCACCATTGCGTACCAACCGAAAATCGTTACACGTCTTACAATAGACCCGTGGCTCACTCATTTTTTTTCTCAGGTTTTTCTGTTCCATAGATATCGTAATCACGCTCTAAATCGTCCATGAATTGTGACCACATTACGCAAGGTGTTTGTTCTCCCACATACGCACCCTCAATATACTCAAACGCTTCCTCTGGAGTCATACCATCTCTTGCAATTAAAATTGCAACAATCTTTTCTCCGGAATAAATAAGACGATCTTCTTGTCTACCAGAGGAATCCCAGATACAAGAACGTCCGATAAGGGCTTTGTCTAACCCATCCATTTTAATTAGTTTAGTCATCTTTGTTTCCCATCAAGCATTTCCCAATGGAGTCGCTCACATTCATAAACCATCTGTTCATGAGTAAGTTCGTATTCTGCTTTACCTAGTGTGTATCCATCATCACGACCTACTTGATATGCGTGTTGCCAATGAGATTTCATTTGCCCTACATTCATTTCCATAAAGAATAGAATAAGAACGGCTCCAAAAACAAAAGATATTATGTGTGTCATTTAACTACCCTTCTAAACAACTTTGACGATTCGCCCATTAACTGATGTATGCGTGTTCCTCTCACAAATTTTTTCCAAGGCTCAGAATTAATTACAGATTCAATATCAGGTTCTTGATTGTTATTAAAAAATATAGAGGGGCTAACAAAATTTGTCATACCTATTGGTGTGTTTTTTTTAAATTGCCCAACAGAAAAAAACCTATATGTCATTTGTCCATTTAGCCCTTTAAATCTTTTTTTAATTAATTTTTTGTTTTCGGCTAACTCCATCATTAAAGCCCTACAATAGTTGATGTCTGGAGTAAACTCTTCGTCAACAAAAAACTTCGGAGAATAACCTTCCCTTAAAGGATGCGCATTTATATATTTTGCTATTTCTTCTCTTAGATAACTAACTTTAGGCATTTATATTCCTTTTTAAAAAACCAAACCAAACCTAACTCTACCTCACCCCGCACCGCCCCGCCAGACTTCACCGAACCTCACCATGATTTTATATTGGGGTGAAACTTTATCATATGACTACTGACACCAGTTCTCACGTTTTTTTGCTCTTTTTATATTGAATATTGAAGTCGGGTGTCTCAATAGTTTTACCACCGCTTATAGTGTGTTTCACAAAACTTTCTCTAAGTTTCTTGTTACTTTCTTTATAGGCAAATTCTTTATATCTTTTCATTGCCCAACTAACAAATATCTTTTCTATTTTAGAAAGAGCCATTTTATCAATTTCCTCATTTTCAACTGCTAACGCAATAAGCATATAATCCTCTAAATGTCCGCTTTCGTAAAGTAAATAAAGCTCTTTACATATAAAGGGTTTGAAGATTCTTTTTACAACTTGGCTCTCTATCTTTTGTAAGTCCATACAAGTATGATGCTTGGGGTTAGAGAAAGTTCCCCTGATTTTGTAATTTGTAACAGTGTTACAAATTGTCTATTTCATCTAATGTGGATTTTAATTCTGAGATATCACCGCTAACTACAAGAGCGTAGCCGCCATTATTTTTTATATCTGTAAGGTTCTTTTGCTGTAAGGCTGTAACTCTTTTAGCTGCAGCGGGAGCTTTGCACTCCACACCTATAAACCTACCTTTGTAACAACAAACAACATCAGGGATACCAGCAGAACCAAAACCTGATGCTACAGGAAAGAACCAATAGCATCCCCGATCTTTAAATAGTTTAACTACTTGTTGTTTGACTTTCTTTTCTGGGGTCATGTAAATCATCACCTATTAACACATAAGCATACTTACACAAGAGCGACCAACCATTACCTGATACGTTTGACATTTGTCCAACACCCTCTACCAAATCTGATTCTGTACCATCTTCGGTTTTCAAATCAAGCAAACACATCTTTGAGTTAATAGAACTAGGTAGGTTATCCCTTGACTCATAAACTTCAAATAAAAGTTCTCTATTCATATTAACATAATCAGAAAACAGATGAGTTACACAACATTGTCCATAAGCATTGATATAAACATAAACTATATGCCTAGAGTATTTTTCTAACGCATCAACCGCTTCTTTATATTTGCTAGTTATATCGTTAAACTTCTCATTAAAATCTTTCCGTGTTGATTCATTCCACTTATCAGTTCCACTAACTAAGTCCTCTATTACTTTGAAAAAATATCTATCTGGCACTGTTCCTATATCTTTATACTCAGGATGATTTTGTGTATAAGTAGATTGACGTGTCATAAATTTAGCCCTAGCATTATTAAAGCCCAATAAAGACAACATCTGACTTCTAGCATCAGAGACTCTTGTTATATAACTTTGGTCTACACCATCTGGTTTAAGAGTTTGTCTTAACTGCTTAACAGTTCGATCAAAATCTTTTGCGGCAACAATACCCCTCAACACACCATGATTAAATGCTTTGACAGAATCATGCCCCATCAAATTTTCAAATACCTGATTTTTTTTCATATCCTCATTGTCAATAATATGATTACTATTTTCATCAGCTAACGCTTTGATAGTTTTGTAGGCATAATTTTTGTGGGTATATTTTTCTAAATTAAAGTTCTTAGCGTATATATCTGTAACCATATCAGCGTTTAGAAGATTAAGACCTATCTTATGTAACTTCTTAGGATCGGCTGTCCTAAGTTTATTCATAGGTTCTTTATTCGTTACGGAATATGCAAATATCATTTCTAGTTGGTACTTTGTTTTCCCCTCTAAAAATTGTTGATCCTCAACACTGTCCACTGTCCAATAGTAAAAAGAAAACATTTCCATACCTTTATGGAAGACTGCCCCGTGATCCATTTTATAAATCTCCAACCCATCTGCTTTTCGAGAAGAAAACTTTGAAGAAAGTATCTCGTAATGTTTACATGAGTTAAGGTGTAATCCCTCTAATAAGGCTCTGACCATGTTGAATTTTGCTCTTACTTCTTTTATTTTCAACAAATAAAACTTAGCAGTATTATGGTTTTTTGGATTATTCTGCTGAATAGACTGATTAAGAACACAGTATGGAGTATCCTTACCAAAGAACAACACAGTGTATTTATCATACTTTTCGCCAAATTCTTTTATTTCAAACAAACCCTCCGATACAGCTTTATCGAGTCTATCTCCTAGTTCCTTATCTAAAAGGTTTGGGGAGTCTTTACCTTTCACTAAGGGACTAGGGTAACCTAAAAGTTGTTGTTCTAATTTACTTATTTCTACATAGTCAGGATACCAAGCGTTCATTACTTCCGCCCACAACTGTGTGGCTTCTGTAAACTTCTTTTCCATTGAAAGAATATGCTTGATGTAGTTTGATAATGTATACCGCTTAATTCTCTTCGACATAATATTTTCCTTTTCTTTGTAATAATCAGGGAATAGGGTTTGTAAAATCTCTGTTCCTATTACCCTGACGTGGCGTTTATTTTGTAACACTGTTACAAATCTATTTTTACTTTATCGAGAATATCCTTAACTGATTTACTAACATCTTGACGAACAAATATACTATCTCGTAAGTCATCAACAGTTACATTGGATAAAGCCGACTCCAACTCTTTCCTACGTTGCTCCAACTCAGGATCATTGGTGATGTTCATGTTAGACAACAACTGACAAAGTTCCCTAGCGTTAAGTAATAATGAATCCCTAAAGACTTTCTTAACACCATCATCAGTCACTTCTAATCTCTCGTTAAGATGTTTCAACGTAGTATGCAATCTATCCCACAAGTCCGACATAGCATTGTTCATCTTATCTTTGAAATGACTTTCATACTGCGACTTGAGTTCTTGTTGCATATCATTAGATACATCTACTCTGAAATCCCCTGAGTTTGGCAATGGAAAGTAATTAACACTAATATGAAACTTACTATCAAGTTCTGCCACATTTGGATACTCAGACCGATCAAATAGACTACCTTTTTTCATAGCTTGAGCATCAATAAGACTAGGGTAAACAACCTTGAATTTATCCAAAGTGTGTCTGAACCTATCAATGTAACCATTCATTGACTCTGCATAACTAATATACTGAGCCATAGTTACCAATCTTAAACCGCTGTCAGACCAAGGGATAGTGTTCTTATAATGAAAGTTCCTTATCTCCCCCTCTAGCTTTTTCAAATCCTCCAGAGGATCAGACTTACTTAGAAGATACTTACGTGCCTCAACCGAACCACCCTCTGCACCTTTCTGTTCACATATTTCATCTGAAACACGTCTGTCTAACTTCTTAAATTTATATACACCAATACTTAACTCTGAAAGCATTGCACTCGTGGTAATACTAGGGATGTTGATTTCATCCATTTGACTCTCCTTTTACCGGGTTTATTTAAGTTTTACTACCTTACCAAAAGACTCCATGGTGCGTTCTACTTCCCCACTTTTAGTGACGATAAAGATCGTGGGTATGCCACACCATTTGTTAATAGTTCCTACATAGCCATCAGTCAAAACAATCAAAACATCAGGGTCTAATTTATGCTTGTTCATATACTCAGGTACAACGCTTATATCTGTACCGCCGCCGCCATCAGGTTTAGTAGACTTAATCATGTCACGAACATCTTCGCCCTCATACACCTCATGAGGGTGTCGCATATGAGTATCCCAATACATAACATCTATTCTTTCAATTCCCAGCCCTTGACAGATATTATCTGTCTCAGTAAGACACTCAGTAATTTCATCTTGACCCATTGAACCTGAAAGATCAGTGGCAAAAGCAACATACGGCACAGTCTCGCAAGTATAACTAGGCATATAGATATCTTGTGATAAGAACCTTTTGTTAGGCTTTGACCATGTAGAGTCATCCCGCTGTGGCATCATAGCTGTCATGTAATCTCTCAACAAATCATACGGATTTATTTGAGGTATAAATAATTCAGCAAATTCTCGATCCCCGCCCGAACCCGAATCTCCAATGGATTGTATTAATTTCTCACCATGTCTATTACGTTCATCAACTTTCCGCTGAGTATCAAGTTCCTCGGTAGGATCAAGACCCTCTACAACACCCCACATATGTGAGTCGAAAGGTTTACCTGTATTCATACCTCTACCAACTTGAACATTACTTTGACCCTGACCTTGACCCTGACCTTGACCCTGACCCTGACCCTGACCCTGACCCTGACCATCTTCGCCATCTTCGCAATCTTGTTTTTCTTTGTAGAGAATATCAAAAACTTGCTTGGTGTCCATACCCTCAAATCTTCTATCAAAACAACCACCAATTTTAGGGAACGCACAAACTTCTTGATTAGGATCGTAATTAACTATTTGTAGGTTTATCACATAGTCCATAGCTTTATTAGTCAAATCTGGGTCTATATCATGCAGTTCTTTCCATATGAAGAAATGTTTAAACGCAATATGCCAACATTCATGTAGTAGAATGAACGCAAGTTCTTTATCATCAAGTAAATCTACAAACTTCTCATTGATGTAGATATGCAATCCATCAGTACAAGCCGTAAGAGCATTATCAGATTCTGTCATTTTCTTAATAGCATCTGCAATTGCAACATTTTTGTGTGCTTCTGATAAAGCATTTTCCAAAGTTTTGTTTAGGTTTTCAATTAGCTTACCTATATCTTGAATCTCTCCCCCATCAAAGACCTCACTGTTGGTTAGAAATCCACCCATTCTCATAAACTTCCTATGAGTACATAGTTGAACGCATACCCGCTCAACTCTCTGCTGTGCTGTAAGTTCCATACTTACTCCTTAAGATATTAATATTTGTAACACTGTTACTAAACTGCTTTTTTGAACAGATAGTTGTTTGTAGTCGCCCAATCTATAAACTCTTTACAAGCCATAGATTTGCTGTTGTCACTAGCCGACAAAGACTTAGCAAACAAACCTTGCTTTTCTTTTGATAACCTAGTTAAATACTTCAACCATTTAGGCATGGTCTGGGCAGTGACTTGATTGACCGCTTTGTATGTCGTAATAATCTCAGCCATAGGATCATCATGTAGTTCAATACCCGTGGGATCAGCAAGTATAGCTTCCCATGTTGGTAACTTATCATTTAATTGAATGAACGCATTTAGCTCCATGGCGGCAGTTTCGCCAATCGCACCAATCAAACTAGCTAGTGTTGCTCTAGCACCTACTTGCTCTCTACCATACAAGACATGAGATGCCATCATAGCAGATCGAGGAGACAAATAAGTATTGATGATTCCCTCAGGAGGATTGAATATTCGTGAGTTTTTAGACTGACCGGCATCTGTGTATTCTTTCATGACATCAGGTGTTTCATGAACATATGCAATCATCAATGGATGGGCATTATTTTTAGCGGCATAAGATATCCACTTTGTAGCGGTAGGACATCTAAACTTAATAGTGATTACTCTGTTACGAACATGAGATTTTAACTTATCACCTAGATTCAGTTCGATACTATTACCAGTAGCAAACAAAATAGAATCTTCCATCAAGTGTAGATCACCGATCCTATCTTCTAGTATCAAGGGCAGTAACATATTCTGAACAGATTGCTGTGCTTTTGTAAATTCATCCAAGCCAACAATGAGCGGTTTCTTCTTGTGAAACCCAAAGTGAACATTGGGGAGATACCGAGTAGCACCAATCTCTTTATCCATGTACGGCATCAACAAATCACCGAGATCGAGATTCGCACAATCTATCATAGCTTCTTCATGTGTGGGGTTCAATGTTTTCAAACCCTCCATAATTGAGGTTTTACCTACCCCAGGATTTCCCATCAGCAAATACGTCACACGCTTACCGCTTTTAGGTTTACGACCATTTACATTAATTGCGTTTACTGCGTCATCATAGTCCATCACATCCATTTTTGTTGTAGACATCTTACTCTCCTGTAAAGATAATAATATTTAAAATAAAATAAAAAAAATGTAACACTGTTACATAATGAAAAAACGAAAGAGAGGATCATACTATAGGGGAACAACCCTCTCTTTCTCATGGAAAAGCGTACCGTTTTTCTCTCCTTTCTCTGGGTACATATATTAGACGGGATTTTAACCTAAAAGTTCCCGAGACAAATTCCGTACCTCACCG